GCAGCGGCCCATCCTCTTGGATCACTCCCGCGACGTGGAGTTCGTGCTTGGGCAGACCGACCAGATTCATGCCACGGGCGGGCAACTCATGGTGGCTGGCCACATCCTAGGTGACTCGGGCAAAGCCCGACAGGTCATCGGGCTGGCTGACAAGGGTTTTCAGTGGCAGGCCTCGATCGGGGCCAAGGCCAACGACGTCGAGTTCGTGCCCGAGGGGAAATCGGTCTTGGCCAATGGCCGGGAATTCAGCGGGCCGGTGAATGTGGCCCGCCGCGCTACGCTTGGGGAAATCAGCTTCGTCGTGTTGGGAGCGGACGACAACACCAGCGCCCAGATTGCGGCCACCTCTAAGGGAGATGACATGGAATTCGACCAGTGGCTGGCGGCGCGGGGCTTCGAACCGGCCGTCTTGACCGACAAGCAGCGATCGAGCCTGAACGTTCTGTTTGACGCGGAGAAGTTGGAAGCCAGCAAGGATGCTGGCCGGCGCGCCACGGCGGCGAACGAGGGATCGACCCAGGATGGGGATAAGGAGGCAATGGATGCCTCAGCCGCCGTGGCGCAACTCCGCGCTGAACTAGGACAGGAACTGGCCCGCACGCTCCAGATCCGGAAGATCTGCGCCGGTCGATTCCCTGAGATCGAAGCCAAGTCGATCTCTGAGGGCTGGGATGCCCAGCGAACGGAACTGGAAGTGCTGCGGGTAGGCCGCCCCGCCGGCCCTGCCATTCATGCTTCGGAGGATCCAAAAACTCCCCGCGCCCTCGAGGCAGCCCTCTGCATGTCGGCGGGCCTTCCGGCCGACCGGGTGAGCAAGTGGTACGACGCGCCGACGATGGACGCGGCTTCCGCCCGCGATCTGCAGGGCGCCGGCATCCACACGCTGCTGTATGAGGTGATCCGCGCGAGCGGCGGCTACGTCCGGCCGGGTCGCGTCGACAACGACACAATCCGCGCCGCCTTCGTCGCCAACGACCGCACGCTGCAGGCCGCCGGCGGATTCTCGACGATCAGCCTGTCGGGCATTCTCTCTAACGTCGCCAATAAAGCGATGTTGGCTGCCTACGAGGCGGTGAACGTGGTGTCGCAGGAATTCTGCAGCGAGACCGACGTCAATGACTTCAAGCAGGTCACTCGCTATCGGATGACCGGATCGGGCGTCTTCCAGAAGGTAGGCCCTGACGGAGAGCTCAAGCACGCCGAGCTGAGTGAAGAGTCCTACACGAACCAGGTTGAGACGTACGGTCGAATGATCGCGCTCACGCGACAGATGATCATCAACGATGACCTGGGCGCGTTCTTGCAGATCCCGCGGGCCATCGGGCGGATGTCGGCTCTGGCGCTTGAAGAGATCGTGTTCACGTTACTGCTATCGAACCCGGGCGCCTTTTTCTCGAACGGCAACGCCAACCTTCTGACGATTGCGTCGACGCTGGACATCGAGACGCTGACCCAGGCCGAGCAGATGTTTCTGGACCGGGTAGATCAGCACGGGAAGCCGATTCTGGTCCAACCGGCGGTTCTGCTGGTGCCGACTTCGCTGAAGGTCGTCGCCGAGCAGCTTTACAAGGACATTTGGCTCAACCAGGTGCCCGCCAACAACAAGGCCAAGCCGGCCTCGAACCCGCATGCTGGCAAGTTCCGACCGGTGGCTTCCCCCTACCTGAACCTCCCGTCTCTTCCGGGACACAGCGCCACCGACTGGTACTTGTTCGCGGACCCGGGAGATGTTTCGGCCATTGAGATCGCCTACCTCCGTGGCAAGCGGGCTCCCACGATCGAGTCGGCCGAGACCAACTTCAACACGCTCGGAGTCCAATACCGGGGATTCTTCGACTTCGGTGCCAATGTTCAGGATTCCCGCGCCGCGGTGAAGGCCACGCTCGTGACTCCGTGATCTATCCTCGCACTTTGGAGTAATCACTCATGCCCGTTATTTTTGTGCACGAAGGGGCCGCGATCGACTACACGCCCGCGGCCGATGTCGCGGCGGGAACGGTCGTGGTCCAGGGCGATTTGGTAGGCATCACCCGGCTCGACATCAAAGCCGGCAAACTGGGAGCGCTGGCGGTGGAGGGGGTGTTCGACTTTCCCAAGCAGGTCGGTGATGGCATTGAGTATCCCGCAGGGGATCCGATGTACTGGGACGAAGCTGAACAGGTCGCCACTCCGTCGGCCACCGGAAACAAGCTGCTCGGCAAGACCGTTCGGCTCGCCGGCGAAACGGACGACACCGCCCGCATTCGCATGTCCCAGTAACCGGGAGGCCGGATGGGAAACCTCCTTCAATGGGGCAGCAATTGGCTTGAGGACCAGCGGACCCGTCATACCACGACGGCAGTGACCTATCGACGGGGCGCTAGCCAGGTCGAGGTGCTGGCCACGATCGGCAAGACCGAGTTCGAGATGGAAAACTCGACCGGCATCCTCGAACGGACGGAATCTCGCGACTACCTGATCCTCACGGCCGACCTGGTGCTCGACGGTCTGCCGACGCTTCCCAACCGTGGGGATCGGGTTCGCGAGACTGTGGGCGCGAACATCTTCATCTATGAAGTCATGGCTCCCGGCGGTCGGCCGCACTACCGCTATTCCGATCCGTACCGCAAGACGCTCCGCATTCACACCAAACACGTCGCTACGGAGACTTCCTGATCATGGCTACGATCGACCTGATTGCCGAAGCGGTGAAGGCGCGCCTGAATGACGTACCCTTCTCGATTCCGTTCACGGCTGAGCGGAAGTATCTGCCGATCTACGAACTGCCCGACATGGCCACACTCCGCGTGACCGTCGTTCCCAAGGGGATCGTGACGACCGGAATCTCACGCGAGGCCAGCCAGAACGAGTATGCCATCGACGTGGCCGTCCAGAAAAAGATCGACGCAGAAACGACCGAGGAGATCGATCCGCTCACCTCGCTGGTCGAAGAGATCGCTGATCGGTTCCAGTTCAAGCGACTGCCGATGTATGCCGCGGCGGCCTGGACGAAGACCGAGAACATGCCGATCTATGCGGTCGAGCATCTGGAGGAAATGCGCCAGTTCACTTCGCTCCTCACTTTCACCTTCAAGGTGTTCCGCGTGGCGCAGGGATGATTCGCGTCAACGTGTCGATCCGAGTTCAGCCGAAGGCCGTGCTCGATCGGGTGGGGCGGGCCAACTTCAAGAACCTGGGGCACGCGGGTGCCACGGTCCGTCTGATTGCCCGGCAGAGCATCCGCAAACGGAAGAAGGCCTCACCGACGGGGACGCCCCCCAGCACGCGTAAGGGGCAGCTGCGCCGGGCGATTCTCTACAAGGTCGAGAAGGAGCGGGCGACCGTCGTGGTGGGGCCCGATGCCAACATCGTCGGCACCGCGGGAAAGGCCCATGAGTTCGGGGGCCGCTATAAGCGCGAAGTCTATCCACGCCGTCCCTTCATGGGACCGGCGCTGGCCAAAGTGCGAGATCGGTTGCCGGAGATGTGGGCCAATTCCGTTCGCTGAAAGGGGGCTGCGATGAAGAACGTGCTGGTGTGGCTGTTGCTCGGCATCGCGATGTGGATGGGGCAGCCGGCCTGGGCGCAGCGCTTGGCCGAGCCGATGGCTGCCGACCTCCCGGCGGAGATTCGCGGATGGTATCGCAATCCCGACGGCTCATGCGTGCAGTGCTCGATCGGGATGTGCGGGGTCGACCAAAACGTCCCCGCGGCGGCCACGCTGCTCTGGGAAACCGACTATGGCCGCGCGGAGCGCGGTGGTTCTGGGCCCAGTCGGGTCGCGGCGTACTGCGAGAAACGCGGCATCCGCGCCTACAGCATCACAGGGCAATCGACCTTTGATTGGATGAAGTGGGCCACCAGCACGGGGCGCGGGGTTGCGATCGGAGCCGGCGCCAACCACTTTCAAACCCTGATGGGCTACGACCCCGCCCGGGAAAAGTGGTACGTCTGCAACAACAACTCCCCGCAGCGGATCGATACCTACGATGAGGCGGCCTTTCGCCGCCTGCACCTAGCCAGCGGCCAATGGGTAGTGATCCTCGACTACCCGCCCCATCCGGCCCGCCCTCGCTACGTCCGCTGGTGGTAGTCGTCACGTCTCTCTGAGTCTCACTGGTCTCCCTTTCTTGATTCACCGGAGGATACTATGCGCCGAGCGTGGTTCATGTCCTTGGCTCTGATGGCGGTGTGCGCGAACGTGTGGGGCCAAACCCCTTACCGTTCCATCGTTGACGAAGACGAAGTCCGACGGCTGGGCAACGTCGTTCAGTACGTCTCCAGCGACATCCGCGCCGACGCGACCGACGCCTATGTCGAGGCGATGGGGCCCCCGGCCTCGGATGCCGACAAGTGGTTTATCTCGGTCCTGTCGATGAAGGGCTGCCCGGCTTGCGAGCGGCTCAAACGGGAATTTCAAACGGACCCGAATCTGCGGGCGCTCGCGAATCCCGCCGACCCTAAGCAGAGCTGGTCCCACTACAACGTCTACCAGCGCGAGGACAAGAGCCAGGCTTGGCGATTCACGGCGATCAAGGTGACGGCCTTTCCCACGATCCTGGTTCAGCCACCCCGGAGCGGGCGGTACGGGGACTCTAGCGCCGTCGTCTACCAGACGGCCTATGGCGGCAGCCCTGACAAGCTCGCGCGGGACATGGCCTCCGCGATCCGCCTGTATGTCTCGAAGGTCCGTCCGCAGCCGGTGCAGTCCGGCTATCGCGCCGATGGGGCCTACCGACTGGATCCTCCCTGGCAGCCCAATCCGAAAGAGGATCCGCTCGCGCCGTTGCCGGTTCCGCTCCCGGCGCCGGTCGTCACTCCGCTCGATCTGCCCACGATTCCGCCTGCCCCTCAGCCGGCGCCGGCTCCGCAGCCGAAACCGGATACTCCGGCTGATTCTCCGTCGTCAGGCTATCCGGAAGCGGTAGTCATCACGGACGCCGACGATGGCCTCGACGCTAGCGACGTTCGCATCCAGGGGATGTTGGAAGGCCTGCGCCGCGAGCGAGGCAAGAACTTTAAGGTCCGCTTCATGGACTTTTCGCATGCCAAGGACAAGTACCCGATCCGGCGCGACGAACTCCCGGCGGTCCTTCTTACGAACGATGGCCGGATTGAGGACAAGATCTCGGGCAAGCTGCTGCCGTTCGTGCAGACGATCCGCAAAGAGGTCGGAATCCTCGACCTCCCCTGGTCGTCGATTCTGGTTCTCTTCACGACTGGCTTTAGCATTCCCGCGATCGCCGCGCTGGGGATCTGGGGGGTGACGTACTTCCGCTCCAAGCGTCAGGCGGCGGGCAAGCAACTGCTGATCGATGATGCGACCTTCGAGCAGTTAACGCAGCTCGTGCAGTCGCTGACCGAGAAACAGCAGGACAAGAAGCCGACGACCGACCCAACTGCCGCTCTGAAGAAGTAAGGCGGCCGGTTCGATCGCGCCCGGCGGCTGGACGTTCCAGCCGCCGGATTCTTGACTCACCCACTCTTAGTGAAGCAGGTGTCCATTGAGCGTCAAACTTGGCCTTGATGCAAAGCTGTTCCGCAACACCGGCACCTACGCCGCGCCCGTGTGGGTCGAAATCAAGAACGTCAAAGATGTGACCCTCAATCTGGAGGCGGGCGAAGCGGATGTCTCCACGCGAGGCAATGCCGGCTGGAAAGCAACGGCAGCGACGCTGAAAGACGGATCGATCGAGTTCGAGATGGTCTGGGACAGTGCGGAGGACGACTTCGCACAACCATACTTTCACCTACACCGATCTGGGGATGCCGAAGACGCTGCCGGAACGGGTGGCCGAGTTGGTTCGCGAGCGGTACGACGGCACGCCAGTTCGCACGCGGGACA